AGATAGTCCAAGTAATCATAGATAGAGCTTTAAAAGGTGATGTGCATTGTCTTAAGATGTGTATGGACAGAATCGTACCTACTACTAAAGCTGTAGAGATAAACCATAGAAAGCATGATGGTGGTGTTGTAATTAATGTAGGCACTACAGAACAAATCGAGGAGCAAGCCAAGAAAACTAAACCAAAGCAGGTAAGAAGCAAATCTGAGGATACTGTAGTAGCTGAGGTAATAGATGAGCTTTCAAACTGATTTAGCTTTTGGCGAACAAGGTGAGCTGTTTGTATTAAAAAAGCTACACTATAAATATCCTAAAGCTTATAAAGTAGAAGGCTACTGTAAGGAATGGGATTTATTTGTACCAGAAAAAGAAATTGGAATAGAAGTTAAAAGTGATAGAGCTACCCATAAAACTGGTAATGTAGTTATAGAGAATAAATATGGAGGCGAACCCTCAGGTATTGAAACAACTAAAGCTACTTGGTGGGCATACATTACTAAAAATAACTTATATTGGATAACACCCAATAAAATTAAAGAATGTATTAAAGATAATAACCTTCAAAGTTTAGATTGCGCTCCTTTAAATGGAGATACTAAGCGTAAAAATCTTTATCTAATAAAAGAAACTTTATTTAAACAATACACAACAAGCTCAGAGAAAATAAATGGCAGAAATTAATGTAGAGTTACACCCTGCGCAACTAAAGATATTCAATTCTAAAAAAAGATTTAAGATAGTAGCTGCTGGTAGAAGGTTTGGTAAGTCTAGATTAGCTGCTTGGATACTTTTAATTAAAGCTTTACAGTCAGAAAGTAAAGATGTGTTCTATGTGGGTCCTACTTTTCAGCAAGCTAAGGATATTATGTGGGGTATGTTAAAAGAATTAGGTGCGGATGTTATAAAAGATGCCTACGAAAACACAGCTAGGCTAACATTAATCAACGATAGAAAAATATATCTTAAGGGTTCGGACAGACCGGACACGCTGAGGGGCGTAGGCTTAGCATATGTAGTGTTAGATGAGTACGCGAGCATGAAACCTATTGTATGGGAGCAGATTTTAAGACCAACTCTAGCGGATGTACGAGGAGAAGCACTTTTTATTGGTACACCTGCTGGTAAAAATCATTTCTATGACCTATATACAGAGGCGCAAAAGGAAGAAGACTGGGAAGCTTTTCAATTTAACTCTACAGATAACCCTTATATTGCAGCAGATGAGATTGAAGCAGCAAAACGCTCAATGTCTTCTATGGCATTTAGACAAGAATTTGAAGCAAGCTTTGAAACTTTCTCTGGAGGTATATTTAAAGAGGAATGGTTCCATACAAACACAGAACCTGAAGAAGGTAACTATGTAATTGCTGTAGACCCTGCTGGATTTGAAGCTGTAGAAAAAGAAAGAGGATTAAAAGGCTCTAAATTAGACGAAACTTCTATAGCTATTGTAAAAATAGATAGAGATAAATGGTGGGTTAAAGATATTCTACACGGAAGATGGGGCATTAAAGAAACTGCCAAAAAGATATTAAAGGCTGCGGACATAAATGGAGCTACTACTGTAGGTATAGAAACAGGTTCTTTAAAAAATGCTATTATGCCTTACCTAGAAGATGAAATGCGTACAGAGAATAGGTTTGTACATATAGATGAGCTGCGACATGGTGGTAAAAAGAAAACTGAGCGCATTACATGGTCCTTACAAGGTAGACTAGAACACGGTCAGATAAGTTTTAATGAAGATAGAGACTGGAAAGTCTTTATATCACAGATGTTAGACTTTCCTAATCACCTAAGTCATGACGATTTGCTGGATAGTCTAGCCTATATAGACCAAGTGTCTATAGCAGACTTTGCATACTCTATAGATATGGATGATGACTGGGAACCTTACGATGAAATAGCAGGATATTAGATAATTTGCTAGAAACCTCTACATAACTACCTAAAATGTGCTATACTCCACGATTATATTTTTTACTCTAGGGAAATTACATGGCATTATCAAGAGCAGCAGCAAAAACTGCTAGACAAATAGCTCAATCAAGAGGATTACAAGGTAATCGAGGTCAAGACGGCAGTATGCTTACTCGAGGTCAAGATAACAGTATGCTTACTCCCGGCTCTAAAGAATCATACCTTATCGAAGAGTTTGGAGGTCGAGAAAAATTTCCTGATATAAATGAAAATTCTACTCCTGCTGAAATACGAGCAGAATTAAATGACATTGATAAAGAAATAGAAAAGTTTGAGGATATTTTAGATGAAACTATTGATGAGCTAGATGAAGCAGACCCATATGCTAATGATTTTACAATTGGGTTACTAGAAAGACAGCTTAGAGATTTAAAACAGAGAAAAGATTTGTTAGAAGATATTTTGAATAGAGGATTTGAAGCTGCAACTGAGGTATCATTTTAATGTTTGAAAATAAAGAAACAAAATACCAAGCTTTAGCTAGCTGGCTGAATTATAGACTAGAAAGTTGGCGCACCCACAGAGATACTAACTATGTACAGAAATGGGATGAGTATTATCGCTTATGGCGTGGTATTTGGCTACAAGAAGACAGAACACGCAGCTCTGAAAAGTCTAGAATTATAGCTCCTGCGCTACAACAAGCTGTAGAATCTTCTGTTGCTGAATTAGAGGAGGCAACTTTTGGCAGAGGGAAATGGTTTGACATACAAGATGACATGCTTGATGAAAATCCACAAGATGCGGAGTATGTAAGAAACTTATTACAAGAAGATTTAGAAAAAACAGGTTGTAAAGATGCTATCTGTGAGGTATTCCTTAATAGTGCTATATATGGTACTGGTATTGGAAAGATAGTTGTTGAACAATCTATAGAAAGAACACCTGCTGAAGTACCTGTAGAAGGTACAACCACTACTACTCGTCAGTTAGTAGAGTATCCCTCTATAGATGTTAGGGTAGAACCTATATCTCCTAAAGAGTTTCTTATGGACCCATCAGCTAACACTATTAATGAAGCATTAGGTGTAGCACATGAGGTAATTAAACCTCGTTATCATGTAGTTGAAGGTATTCTATCAGGTATATACAGAGATGTGCCTCTTGATGGCAGTTACGATACTGTATCATTTGGCTATGACCCTGAGATGAAACAAGCTGATGAGTCTGACTCAGTTAAAATTACTGAGTACTGGGGTAAAGTACCTAAAAGATTTCTTAAAGCTAGTAAAGATAAAGATGATTTTGAATATACTAAAAAAGATGAACTAGTTGAAGCAGTTGTTACTATATGTAATGATGAACATATACTAAGAGTAGAGCAAAATCTTTTTATTATGGAAGATAGACCTTTTGTATCTTACCAACATGACTTAGTTCCTAATAAATTTTGGGGTAGAGGAGTTTCAGAAAAAGCATATAACGCACAAAAAGCATTAGATGCTGAAATGAGAGCTAGAATTGATTCACTAGCACTAACGACTACACCTATGATGGCTGCGGATGCTACACGCCTACCTAGAGGTGTCAAGTTTGAAGTACGCCCCGGTAAAACAGTACTGACTAATGGTAATCCTAGAGATGCTATTATGCCATTAGACATGGGAACAACAGACCCAAGTACATTTGACCAAGTTAATAGTTTACAAGCTATGATTCAAATGGGTACAGGTACTTCTGATGCTATTAACGGGGATAGAGCTACAGCTAGTGGTATGTCAATGCAACAAAGTGCTGCTATTAAAAGACAAAAGCGTACCTTAATGAATTTCCAAAACACATTTCTTGTACCTTTAATACAAAAAGCAATGTGGAGAAAGATACAATTTGATGTAGATAGATACCCAGTTAATGACTACAAGTTTATTCCATATTCAACTATGGGTATAATGGCTAAAGAGTTAGAGATGAATCAAATGGTTCAAATGTTACAATCTATACCTAAAGATTCTCCTGCTTTTGATGTAATCTTATTAGCTATGATGCAAAACTCTAGTATTCATAATCGTGACCAGATTGTACAAGCTCTAATGCAAGGTAGTCAGCCTGACTCTGGAGAGCAAGAGTTAGAAAATATAGGTAACGAATTACAAATTCAACAGCTACAAGCTAATATCCAAAAGACACTAGCTGAAGCTGAAGAAGAAAAAGGCAGAGCTATATTACATCAAGCACAAGCAGCTACTTCTATGCCTAATGAAATAGACTTAGAAGAAAAGATTATTAAACTGCAAAAAGATGCTTTAGATTTAGATAAGCTACAAGCTGATATAAGAAATCAACAATCTGAAACAGAAAGAAACATTCCAGAAATGGAACATCTTAAATCAGAAACAATATTAAATCTAGCTAAAGCTAGAGAAGCAGGTTCTAAGGCATCCATTAATACACGAGTCCAATGAAACCTGACGAGCAGTTTTTAAAAGATAGGTTAGCTTTATTTGAAACCGAAGGGTGGAAAGATTTAATGGCTGACATGAAAATTACTGAAGAGAATGTAGTTGATATACG